CTGGCAGAGCAGCGGCGTGCCGCGAGAGTTTCCGCCGCCATCAAGACCGCCGCGGAGGCAATCGCCCAGGACGTTACAACAGAGGCACGGCAGGCAGCACAGCAGGCAGCCGCCCGCGTCGTCGTGGCCGCGGAAGAGCACCACGAGCTGCCCGAACTCGTAGAGGCTCCCCGGCCTGCCGCCAAGAAGAGCAGCAAGCCCCGGAACCCCGACGCGATCCAGATCGTTCTCCACAACGACCCGAACAGCACCATGGAGATTATTCTTCCCCAGTTTTTCCCCTGCTCCGCTGCCAGACTCAACCAGCTTATGAAGTTGGTGCAGGCGGACGCGGCCCACGCCGACGAAAACACCGCCGCCATCATCGACGCATTAAAGCGGATCGGCGCATTGTCGGACAGCAAGACCCGCGAGGCTTGCACAAAAAACCTTGCCGCCCTGGGCGCTTGCAAGGTCGAGAAGAACCCCGTGAAGATCCCCAGCAAGCCGGAACTTTTTGAAACCGTCTTGACTTACCCGGATCGCAGCCGCCACCGTCACACGGTCGAGGGGTTCCGCGTTGAGCGTTGCGGCTATACGTTCTTTGTCACCCGTGAGATCATCCCGCAGAGCATAGCCCAAAAGTGCAAGGTTCGCCGCTGGAATATCGTCGAGTCCCGCAGCGGTCGATCCGTTGCAACTATGATGCACTCGAAAGCAGAGTGTGCCGACTGGCTTTGGAAAAAGTTCGACCCGGAAACACTCGCAAAGATCAACCTTGACGCAATGGAGCGCGAAAAGCTGGCCGCCCCGCTGGAAGCAATCGGAACGGCAGTATAAAGCGGACACCCCAGCATGGCCGCACCGCACGAAAGCGGCCCCGCCCCAGCCCACACGGGCCACACGAAAACGAAAAGGAGTTGTTACAATGATTCCCGAAAAAATCCGCCAGTGCCAGCGCGCAGAACTCGCCGCCATTCACCGCCTAGAGGCCGCAGGCTACACGGTCGAGGGATGGAACCACACCACCAGCCTTTGCACCGTCGCCCGCCTGGACGGCTTGAACACGAACCACGACAAGAGCGAATTTTGGAGCTTTCCGACGTGGCAGGCTGCCGCCTCCGCTCTTCTGGGTTGACCGCCCGTGGATACTCTGCCAGGGTTGCACCGCACAAAGCAGCCCAGACCCAGCCCCGCCGGGGCATAACGAAACGAACACAGGAGGCTTTATAACTATGATGACTGCATACCAGTTGACCCACCAGCACACCGCCGATCTCCATTACTGCGGCCCCGACAGCGCAGGCCGTCCGATCATCGTTGACGTGGCGGAGATCACCGCAGGCCATTTCGAGATTGCGGCGGTCTGGGGCAACGGTGACGAGATCGAGAGCGACGAGGTTGAGGACATCGACACCGCCCGCCGCCTGTACTCCGAATTGCTCCACAAACTCACCGCGCCCAAGCCCCAGCAGGCCGCCGCAAAGCCCCTCACCGGGAAATATGCCAAACTCCGCGACGATCTGAAAGTCGCACTTGCCGCAGGGCGTGCCGTTGAGGACGACGACCCAGAGGACGGCGGCGCGTGCAACTTTGACGCGGCCTCTCTTCTGCTCCCAAGGTGGAAAGAAGCACTTGTGGAGCAGGCCGCACAGGAGGCCGGGACGGGCTGCTTTACATGGAGCCTGTTCGGCAAGAAGCGGTTTGTGTTCCGCCCCAACACGAACGGCCAAGCGAACGCCCGGAGCCGCAACGCCGAAGCAATGACAGACGCGCTCGCCCGGATGGGCTACCAAGCGTTTTGTTATCAGCAGCTCGATTGACCCCAGGCTGGACACCTTGACGGGCCGCACCGTAAAGCGACCCGATCCCAGCCGCAAGGCATAACGAACCACGAAAACGAAACGGAGGATTTTATATTATGGCAACTTACACGATCAACGAGAACACCGCCCGCCTCTCTCACGAAATGCGTTCTTGGAACGACTACGACAATGGCAGCGCAACGAGGGAGTACGAGTCCCAGGTGGCCCAGGCTGCCGCCATTCTGGAGCAGGTCAAGGCCAAGTGCTTCACCGAAGAGCAGAAAGAGCGGGCCGAATACCTGTTCGACCGTTACGCCAAGACGCTGGCAGAGGCCACCAACAAGGAGAACGAGATCGGCACGCGCTGCCCCAGCGTGATGATCTGCGGCGCTGGCAACTTCCCCGTGCGGAAGAAAGAGAAGCAGATCAAAGCATTTGAGGCCAACCGGGAGAACTGGCGCAAGGCTGAACACTATCTCGACCAGCTCAAGAGAGCGCACACCCTGGCCGTGAAAGACTCCGATCCCGAAGTGCTGGACTTCCTGCGGGCCAAGCTGGCAGGTCTGGAAGCCGGACACGAATTGATGATCTCCGCCAACGCATACTACCGCAAGCACAAGACACTGGACGGTTTCGAGGGTATCCCCGAAAAGACGCTTGCCTGGATCACGAAACCCGGCGTTTACATGGCAGGCGGGCGGAACGGCGACGGCTCCCCGCTGGCGTTCCACGGCAAGCCGTTCCCCACCTACGAACTGACGAGCAGCAAAGCCACCATCAAGCGGGTGCAAGCACGAATCGCAAAGATCGAGGCCGCCAAGGCTGCCGCCCCGGTGGAGGATGAACGCGACGGTTACACCTACAAAGAGGATCAGGAGTCCATGCGGGTTCAGCTTATCTTCCCCGGCAAGCCCGACGACGAAACCCGCGACGTGCTCAAGCACAACGGTTTTCACTGGTCGCCCCGCAACGGCGCATGGCAGCGGCAGTTAAACGACGCTGGCAAGTATGCCGCACACCGGGTCATGGAATTTCTGGACGGCAACGAATAACGAAAACAACGGACACCCCAGCAGGGCCGCACCGCACGAAAGCGGCCCCGCCCCAGCCCGAAAGGGTTTCAAGTCGAATATTTCTAATCAAGCTAATCAAGCTAAGTATTCAAGCTAATCAAGCTAAACGAATTTTGAGGTTTTCACATGGCAAACGAAAAGAGCAGCAACGAATCCTGCGGCGGTCTGCGCACCGTCACCCTCACTAACGTACAGTGGAACAAGCTGTACATCTATCTGCTTACCACAACGAATTACCGCAAAGAGCAGATCAGCGCATGGGAAGAGCTGGCGTGCAAAACGAATCCAGACGGTTCCCCGGAATACCCGAACGCCGCAGGCAACGCAGAGTATCTCCGCGAATTGGAACGTGACCTGTCCGAGATCGTCCAGAAAATTTGCTAATGGCATCGGCCCCGGTTTCCCGCCGGGGAATTTCATGCTATACTTTCATTAACGAAACGGAGGCTTTTTATGAAGAACGATTCTAAGGCTATTATGCTCGACAACGGGCTTGTTGTCTGCGAGTCCTGCGGTGCAGAACTTGAGTGCAACGACGAAACGGGCGATATGCCCGATGTTTGCCCAGAGTGCGGCAAGGCCATTGATTGGAGCGATTTTTTTATGGTTCTTTGAGCGGAGGTGCTTCTATGAACGAAATGCAGACTTTTTATCCCTGGTGCGTGGTTGCCGCCTTTTCTGACGGTTCCCGGCTCACGTTCGGCGGTTCTACCGAAGAGCAGGCCCGCAACGCAATGGAAGCCGCCAGCAACGAACACGGTGAAATATCCTGGTGGGATCATGTCACCGACACGAATTATGTTGACGGTCAGTATTACCAGCTTTTGCCCGATTTGCCCACGCTCCACGTCGTCGATCTCGCAGGGTATGACGGCCCGGTGGATGCAAACGGTTTTCCCGCTGGCCTGCCGGACAAAATCGCCCGGTACGCCGTGGAGCATGGAGCCGCAGAGGACGAAGCCCAGGTCATTGTCAGGATACACGAAAGGTGGCGGCGCACATGAACATTCTCCCGGAAGAGTTGCAGGCCATTTTGAAGAAAGGCCTATCCGATACGTTCCAGCGTGAGCAGATCATTTCGGAGGACGAACGTCTGCGCAGTCTTGAATCCGCTGTGCAGAAGAATATCTGCGCACTCCACGATCTCCCGCCAGACGATGTTGTTGTTTCTGGCCGCAAGGATGCGCCCGGCGTGTTTACTTTCATCATCACAGAACGAACGCCGGAAATTGTATTTACTTTTGACGCAGACTCTTTTCACGAACACGAATAATGTTCTTGCATTTCAATTCACGATGGTGTATTATTATCTCACAAGCGCGTGGATTGAAATGCAAGTGTTCGGCTTTTCTGAATGGTTCAAAACGAAAGGAGTATTCATGGATGCTACTTTTACCGCTGTACTGCGTCTTTCTGAGCAAGGTCATAGTTTGAAAAAAATCTCTCGTTCCCTTGGTATCAGCGAGTGCAAAACGCGGAAGATTCTTGTCACGCTTGGCAGTTATGACAGTCCCCGTTATCACCAGATTTCGCAGTTGCTCAACGACGGCAAGACGCAAGACGAAATATGCAAACTCTTGAAGTTGAGCAAGGCCGCCGTCAACAGCTACATTCCGTATTCTCGCGGTATGCAGAATGCAGAATACCCCACAATAAACGCCCTTCGCATTCGTGCGTGCAGGGCAAGAAAGGCAGATGTAAACCATGAAAATCACAATTCACGCTGACCCTCCGTACCGCAACAAAGATTACACAGTTGACCTTGGTCGCAAAATGGATGAATATGTTCCCGGTGATCTTGTTTGCTACACCTGCCCGTTCTTCGATCTTCCTTTGCTGCTCGAAATTGCGATTCGTGCAGATGGAAGTATTGGCTTTCGTTCTTGGAGTTGGAATCTTTCTCGCGGAAACGCATACCTCCACACGAGCGAAACTGCCGACAAGGACAGCTTCTTTTGCTTCAAGCCTACCCAGGAGCAAATTGATACCGTCAATGGTCTTTTCTCTGGTCGCATTAAGTGGGATGGGTTAAAGCTCGCACCCGGCGCAACGCTCCAAGCGATCTGTCCAATCAATGTTGAACGGGAAGAACAGCTTGTCGGAAAAAAGATTTATCTCAACCAGCGATAACGAAAACTCCCTCGACGGAATTACCCGCCGGGGGAGTTTCTTTTGTTCCTATTCGCAAGTTGTTTTTCCAGGGAGCTTTTCGCTCTCGCGGAAGTCCCCACTTTTACGCGCGCACAAATCCGGCATCATCATAGCCTTTAAGGTTTTCCCGACGCACGAATTTTAACGCCGCCCTCTGTGGCTGTTTCTGGGCATTTTGATAGATTTTCTATCACGAATCCGCCTTTGTGTTTTTCCTGCTGTTTTTAAT